ATGGACATCAAATCGAACGAAGAATTACGCGAAGAGCTGTTGGTTCAAGCGATGAATCAGCTAAAGGCCCAGGCCAAAGAAGTGATCGACGGGATCATGGGCGACCTCTACTGCGATTACTTGCCACACGTGGTGACCGATACCGATTCGAATATCGGTCACCGGGTAACTGGCGTCATCAAAAACTTGATCGCCGGGAAATTCGAAAAGCTCGGCGGTTCGATGGTGAAGGTAAGCGATGACTACCAAGCCGAGCACCACATCAGCTTCACTAGCTGGGATGCCATGGTTAAGCCTCTGTGCGATCTGATGGGCCCTGAAATCGTCGGTGCCCGAGTCAAGCAGCTTGAAAACGAAGTCGAGTCGCTCAAACAGCAGCTCGAAAGCGCTTGGCGCCGCTGAACCCTCTCCTTGCACGTCAGCCAGACGAAAATTGGCCCGATCCTTTCCTTGGGGAGACTCGTATAGGGAGAGGCTGCATCGGAGCGTGATCTGGTTGCGACGGAGGTTCGCCCTCGATGGCGGATCGACGGATTGGGTCAGATCACACCCCGATGCGGAAGAAATCGCGGCCTATAACCGCCCACCTGCATGCAACACCCCTTGAAAACGGTGGCCACTGCCTTCCCAGTGAGCGAACAACGGAGGGTGACCATCATGGACTAGCCAATAGCTGCCCGACGCCACATGCGCCCGGCAGGCTTGTACGTAAAGGGGGAAAAGCCCGGTTCCGACTGGGCTTTTTTACGCGCCTCTACCCGTCAGCACTCCTCCCCCCGCGCCCATCGGCAACCAGCGGGAGGAATGAGGGCTGACGAATACAGGTGAACCAACCACTGAGGAATCAGAAATGGAATACATGGCAGCTCAAATGGATCGCCAGATCGAAGGCGCTCAGCTCGCATACGACGAGGCGCTTGAGGCAGGCCGAGCAGCGGCCTTCCCTTCAGCGCCTGACCACCAGTCTGGACGCGAGTACGGCGTAACCGTTCGTGATTATTTCGCGGCCAAGGCTATGCAGGCACTTATCTCCACCGCTGCAGCGCCATGCCTTTTCGGCCTTGACGACGCCGAGCATCAAACGGCCAAGGCCGCTTACAAGATGGCGGACGCAATGCTCGCTTCTCGTGCCTTCCTGCACACCGCCTAACCCCAAACACTGGAGGTCGCCATGGCCCGCACTTACGAATATTGGACGGTCAAGGATGGTGAGGATATTGCCGTCAACCTGACCGTTGTCTCTTTCTCGGCCCGGAAAGGAAATTTCAGTTCGCAAGCCGCTGATCCCGATGAGTATCACGGGCACTGCGAAATCGAGTGGGAATCGAAAGACGACACCAGCTTCATGACTGAATCCGAGATCGCCTCAATGGAGGAATGGCTTGTAAGCGAGCATTCCGAGTACCTGGCCGATCAGGACTACTACGACTAACCCGCCACCCTGGAGGCGACTATGAACGCAGCATTGAAGATATGCCAGGAGCGTTACGACGCTCAGTTGCCTCCAGATATCAGCGAGGCGAACCCGGAACAGGAATGGCTGGAACACTCGGCCGAGCAGTTGGTGTGCGGCATGGACATCAAGTGGAAGCGGCGCTTTGGCCGTCCGCAGGTCGTGACCTTCGACCGGTACTGCACCTATCTGCAAGGCATCCTGAATCAGCGCCAAATAGACGGACTGGATGAGCGCGACTCACTCGCCCGACTGTTCCTTTCGGCAATCCTTGGAAGTCAGAGCGATGCCAGGACACACGCCGCCGACCTGATCGGCCAGCAGCGTCCCATAGAAGCCGCCGAGCGCATCGCCATGGAGCTTCTGAAGCCATACGCCGCCGACGCTGTTGCAGCAGAACGGGAAGAGCGTGAAGACGATGTGGATGGTGATCTATGAGCCCTCACGTACTGATCGGCGAAGAGCTTGAGACCCTTGAAGATAGCCAAACACCGGTCAGCTGGTCGGTGATGATCCAGAAAACGCTGAGCGAAATGATGCTAGACGATCGCATCACCATCGCCGAATTCAACCACTACTGCGGGCGCCTCAACAAGATTGTTGCCCGGCGCAAGGAGGTGTCATGACCATCATCGCCGGATCATTTACAGGAATCGTGGAAGCCTTGAGAAATCGAGGCTTCTTGCTTTTGGCCGAAGTGAAATGGATCGAGCAGCCTTGCAAGTGTGCGGGCCGCTGGACTTGCAAGGTGTCAGTATGACCAACCAAACGATTGACGGCGTGTCGCGTGAGCTGCTTGAAACCCTTGTTTCAATTCATCCGAGCGATACGCGGTACCGACTGGCAAAGGAAGAGCTGCGCGCCATGATGGATGCGTCTTCTTCGGGTGATGGCTGGTATTTGGACGATTCTGGCAACCTTCGATACAGACCAGAAGAAAATCCAGCTGCCCAGCCCAGTGATGATCACATGGAGAGTGCGGAATTCAACGATCCACTTTACAACGCCGAGTCTGATGCAAGAAACGCTTCTGCGCTGCTCGAAGAAGTACTTGAGTGGTTCGATGACGGCGTCGGGCGTAGCCCTGAGGAATTCAGGTTGATGCGCCGGATCGGAGACTGGCTGGGTCGAAGCGTTGCAGAAATCAAAGATAGCAGTGAAGAGTGCGCCCACAGTGAGGCGAACAAGATCGGCTGCCCTGAATGCGGGGAGGTTTTCAAGTGATTAGCGAGAAGCAAGAATTGCTGAATTGCCCATTTTGCGGAAAAGAGCCGCGCTATGTTCCTGCAGATTACGTGGATAACCACGGCCAACCCTGGCCATTCGCTGAATGCAATCCATGCAACGTTGGCGCACCAGTAGAATTCTGGAACAGGCGATCCGGTGACGCAGCTCTGCCCGCTCGGGTGTCTGTCGAAAGCGGTCCTCACTACAGTTATAACCCCGCATCAGAATACGGTTATCTGGCTGGCTGGAACGCCTGCCTCGACGAAGTAAAAAGGCTAAACCCATGACCGCCCACCAGCGGCACAGGCGCCGCGCCATCCGCTGGGCCTTCTTCATCACCGGCCTGATCTTCTACGCCGTCCTGTTCCTGGGCCCCGCTATCGGCGGCCTGATAACCGAATAAACCCCAAACCTTCAATCGCTGCGAGCATCGCGGCAAGGATTCCCCATGTCCGCAGAACAACAACTGGCGATCCTGCCAGCCAAAGAAGTAGCCCTGGCAGTATTCAGCGCCCCTAACGGCCTGGACCCATACCTTCAGAGCGTCCGTGAAGAAATCGACAAGTTCAACGCCTCGGCACCTGACGTGAAAACCAAAAAGGGCCAAGACGCGTATCGCTCGATTGCTTACAGCCTGGCGGGATCAAAAACGAAACTCGACAGCCTGGGCAAAGAGCTCGTCGCAGAACTGAAGGATGTACCGAAAAAGATCGACGCCGAGCGCAAGCGCGTTCGTGAGCTGCTGAGCACGTGGCAAGAGGAAGTTCGCAAGCCGCTGACTGACTGGGAAGCCGCCGAGCAGGCTCGCAAGGATCGGCACGTCGATGCCGTACAGGCAATTGCGGATTTTGCCTTGGATCTGTCGGACGTCACCGCCGCGCAACTTCTTGAGTCTATCGCCTCGGTTGAGGCGGTGAAGATGGGCGAGCACTGGGAAGAGTTCGAGGCTGATGCTGCCCGCACCAAGGATCAGGTTCTGGACAAGTTGCGCACCACCCTCGCCGCCCGCCAGAAATATGAAACCGAACAGGCGGAACTGGTCAGGCTGCGCGCCGAAACAGAAGCGCAGGCCCAGCGCGAGCGCGACGCCCAGATCGCCCGTGAAGCAGAGGATCGTGCCCGCCGCGAAGCCGAGCAGCGTGCACAGGCAGAGCGTGATGCCGCCGCCAAGCGTGAAGCCGAAGCAAAAGCCGCCGCTGATCGCCGCGAGCTGGAGTTGAAGCTGGCTGCTGAGCAATCGGAGCGCGCCGCCGCCCAGGCAGCGCGGGACAAGATCGAATCGGAGCAGCGCGCCGCGCAACAGAAGATCGAAGACGAGCAGCGACATAAGCAAGCGATGGCTCAGGCCGAAGCAGATCGAGTAGCTGCTGAGCAGCGTGCAGAACAAGAGCGCATTGACTCGGAGCGCCGCCAAGCTGAAGCCGCTGAGCGAGCGAGACTCGCAGAGATCGCCCGGGCAAATGCCGCTGCCGACGAGATCAACCGCCAAGCCGCCGCGCGGGAAGCGGACAAGGCGCACAAAGCAAAGATCAACCGCGCCGCGCTGGACGCATTTATCGCCGGCGGTATGCCCGTGGAGTGCGCGAAACAGGCAGTCACCTTGATTGCTCAGCGCAAGATTCCAGCCATCGCCATCACTTACTGAGGTCGTCATGAACGAGATCATTCAAATGCCGGCACGCGAAAGCGCCGGCCTTACTGCTGCCGAGGTTCACCGTTTCTCGGCCGTAGAGATTCGCCAGCGCGTTAACCTGGTGCAGGAAGTGATGCAGGGCATCATGAAGCGGGAAACGCACTACGGCACCATCCCAGGCACCCAGAAACCAACCCTATACAAGCCGGGTGCTGAAGTGCTTTGTGTGACCTTCCGGGTTGCGCAGGAATACCGAATTGAAGATCTTTCCGGCCCAGGTGTAGCGCGCTACCGGGTCACTTGTGTTGGTCGTCACCAGATGACCGGTGTTGCTCTCGGCGAAGGCGTAGGCGAATGCTCGTCCAGCGAAGAGAAGTACAAGTGGCGCGGCGTCATCTGCAAAGCGGAATTGGACGCCACTCCGGAGAATCTGCGCCGGAAGAAATATTACAAAAACGGCAATACGGCCGACCAGATCCGCACCGAACCAGCAGACCTGGCCAACACCATCCTCAAGATGGCCTGCAAGCGGGCCATGATCGCCATGACGCTCAACGTCACTGCGGCATCGGACATCTTCACGCAGGACATCGAAGATCTACCCGAGGAGCTGCGGCCACAGGAGCAGGCTCAGGCTCAGACGCAAAGCCAGAAGGCCGCACAAGTCCCCCATGATCCTGCCCTGTCCGCTCACTGGATTACACAGGCCGAAGCTGCAATCACGCCCGACGCGCTGACAGAAGTTTGGAAGGCCGGGGTGGCTGTCATCAATGACGCCAAGGACACAACAGCCTACGACCTGTTCAAGGCTGCGGTGGTGGCGTGCGGAGTGAAGCTCAAGGCCGCCGAAGAGGCCAAGCCGGAAAGCGAGGACGTCGCAGACCAGCAGCCCGAACCACCAGCCGACGAAGAAGTTGAATTTGAGGAGGTCCCAGAATGATCATCGTGAATTGCGCGCAGGGGTCGGAAGAGTGGCACCAGGAGCGAGCCGGAGTTATCACCGCCAGCATGTTTGGCGATGCTCGAGCCAAACTGAAGTCAGGCCCGAACAAGGGCGAACCAACCGCCAAGGCCCAGGATTATGCATTCCGACTGGCTGTGGAGCGGATCAGCGGCAAGCCCCTTGATGGCGGTTTTGAGACCTGGCAAATGCGCCGCGGGCATGAACTCGAACCACAGGCCCGCATGGAGCATGAAGCTCAAACCGGCTTGATTATCACCCAGGTCGGACTGGTCAAAACCGACGACGGCGCATTTGGCGCCAGTGCAGATGGCTTCATCGGCGAAGATGGCGGCTCGGAGTACAAGTGCTTCCTTGCCCCTGAAAAACTTCGGTCGTTCCACATCGACAATGACGCCAGTGAGATCATGGACCAGGTACAGGGGTGCATGTGGATCACCGGTCGCAAGTGGTGGCACATCGGGATGTACTGCCCTGCCCTTGAATCGGTCGGACGACAGTTGTGGTGGCAGGAATTCAAGCGCGACGACAACTACATCGACAAGCTTGAAGAGGAGCTTTGGGAGTTCAAGCTGCTGGTGGACGGATACGAGGAGAAACTGCGGAGCAAAGCAGCATGATCAGTAACCTGAAATCAGACATCGAGTTCCGGCGCGAGAAAGCGCTGGAGCTTTCCAGTCAGGTACAACGGCACCTTGCCGCTGGCGGAAAACTCACCATCGGCGATAGTCCGGCGATCAATCCAGACCCGGCAAAGCGTTCGGAATTCATCGACCCGGCAACCATTCTCAAGCGCCGCAAGCCGCCCATCACCTGGGCCGAGCGTAACGCGCTGCGCAAACTCGCGGAGGCATTATGAGCAAGCGCAAGGCGCATAACCTGCAGGCGCGAATCGCGCGGTCGTGCCGCTCGCTGCTGGCCGCCAACCACGTCGCAGTGGTCAACATCGACCCCAGCGGGCGCCAGGGCATGATCAACTACAAATCGCTGAAGAACATCGCGCCGGGAAAGATTGGCCAGGCCGTCTGCGGTATCCCCCACCGATGGACGATCTACCTCAGCGCGCTCTGCATCGACACCCGCGGCGACCGCTACAGCAAGTCAGTGGAGGTTGCGCCCGATGGCGTCTACCTCTCCGACCACCTGGAAGACGTGATTGAGCATTGCTACATGAAGCTGCGCGCTGAGGCCAATAAAAGCCAGATGGTGGCTTCGGGCTGGATCGCCATACCCGAATCGATTTCGCTGGATGAGGCGCACGCCGCGCGGATCTTTGAAGCCGTCGGCGCCTGGCATCAGGTAAAGGTCGATTCATGCGCCGCATAGCCCGCACCCAGCAACGCAAACGTCAAACCTGGCTCGCACTGCCGGCCAGCGGAATAGAAGAGGTAGGCCATGGCTGCCGCGCAGAAAGAACGATCAGCAAAGACTGCGGCGAGGCGAAAGACTCGCGGCGAGGAAGAATTGCGACTCCACACCATGGCCGGCACCCGCCAAGCCTTGGCTGACCTGATGGCCTGGCACGGCATCGAGGAACAGGGCGAGGCCATGACCTTGATGATTCACCACCTGCACGGCCTGGGCCCGGCTGGATCGGCTCAGTTTCTCTCACCGCCGCGACACGAAATAACCATCAGTGAAAACGTGTCGGCAAAACTGCAGCTCGCCTACAACCGCGAAGCACTGCGCATCTGTGTAGACGAATAACCCACCCTACTCGCTGCATCCGGTAACGCGGAGGGCGGCGCCTGACTGGAGATAATCCATGCACGCAATAGCTACCCCGGCATACGGGGAGATTGTCGAGGATGTCGCTGAGTTCTTCGCGCCGATGGCTGGCGATGCAATTGACGGCCTGCTGGGTCGCTACGACTCAGCCCGGAGGAACATCGAAGCGCTTCATGATTTCGTGATAGCTGGCGGGAAAGCTGGTGCGCTGAACTACTTTCTCGACGGCAATGGCGACAACGGGAGACACGGAACAATATCGGTAGAACGCTTATTCCAGCTTCCAGGCGCGATAGCATCGCTCAACTCGTCATATTGGGGCGAAGCCCTGGCTCTGACAGATGTTTACGACGCAATGCCTCAAAAGCGCCGCAACGAATGGAACGAGCAGATTCGCGAGCACAAAGCACCAGACTTTGAAGAAAGCACGGTGCGGGCAACACTGAGCGAATTGCTTGCAGCCCGAGCTAAGTTCTTTGCTGAACGGGTAGACGGGATATTCCAGGCGCTTTCAGGCGAGCACGTAACGAACTCACCCTCGGCTTTCGGTAAGCGAATGATCGTCGCCCGTATGCTGACCTACTACGACACTGTGGACCACGACCGTGCGGGTTATCTGAATGACTTGCGTTGCATCATTGCAAAGTTCATGGGTCGGGATGAGCCTGGGCACAACAGCACAGGACCACTTCTGGAGATTCTGCGCCGAAACACCGGCCAGTGGCATTCGGTCGATGGTCACGCAATGAAGATCCGGCTTTACAAGAAAGGCACAGCGCACATTGAGATTCACCCGGAGATGGCCTGGCGCCTAAATTCTGTATTGGCCAGCATCTACCCTTCCGCCATTCCTGCCAGCTTCCGCACGAAACCTGCGCGCAGAACCAAAGAGTTCCAGATGGTTGGCCGCCCTTTGCCCTTCACCGTAGTCAATGCACTGGCAGGGATGAAGCAGCAGCCTTGCAAGCCGGTGCAGGTAGATCGTTGGAGCCCGCCGCGCGAGCCGCTGACAGATAACGTCAACGCCCTGCAGTTTGCCTATGACAGACACAGCGCGATCACCCAGGCAGAAGCGGAGAAGGTACTAGCTATGATCGGCGGAGTTAAGCGCACAGCCGTCGGGCACTCTTGGTTCGAGTTCGACTTCAACCCGCGCTCAGCTTTGGACGAAATTATCTCGAGCGGTTGTATTCCCGACCAGAGGGCTCACCAGTTCTACCCGACACCTGAAACCGTTGCGGAAGCCGCGGTGGAGCTGGCACACATCGATCCTGATCACAACTGCCTTGAGCCTAGCGCCGGCATGGGTGGACTTGCCGACCTGATGCCGAAAGCCAAAACCGTTTGCGTTGAAATCAGCGAGCTTCACTGCGAAGTATTGAAAGCCAAGGGCTACTACGTCGAGTGCGCCGATTTCCTGAAATGGCAGATCGCCGGAAAGTACGACCGTATCGTTATGAACCCGCCATACAGCGAAGGTCGCTGGCAGGCTCACATTGAGCGTGCAGCATCCATGCTCAAGCTCGGTGGAAGGTTAGTCGCAGTTTTGCCGGCCAGCGCGAAAGGCAAAGACGTGCTGCCAGGCCTGAAGCATGAATGGTCACAGATCTACAACAACGAATTCGCCGGCACCAGCGTGTCAGTTGTGATCCTCGCCGCCTCATCCATGTAAATCCAACTCTGATGCGCCGCCTAGCAGCGCCTGGAGAACCCCATGATCCGCCAATACCGATTCAGCGAGCTAATGGCTCGACTGACCAATGCTGAGTGGACGGTCATTCAAGATGCCCGAGGCAATTTGTGTTTATGCCGGTTGCCTACAGAGGCCGTCGGTTGTGATTTCTGATTATTTGGAGGTGGGTCATGAGTGAAGTGAAGCGGTTTTATGCAGAATTGGCTGAGGAAAATGACTACGGCGGATTTGTTCTGGCGTCCGATTTCGACCGGGTAACCGCCGAGCGTGACGCGGCGCTGGGGCGTGAGGCCAAGTTGATAGTTAATGCTGAAAGAGGAAAGAGAAAATTTCAGAAGCAATTGCAGCGATTGCAGGTTGCCGTAGGGCAGCGAAATACCTACAAGGGCCAGGTTATCGACCTTCAACATCGCCTGACCGCAGCTGACGCGCGTGTGGAGTTGTTGCGCAAGGCCCACCCATTCACCAATGACGTGGCGCACGACGTGTATGTGTGGCTGGAGATCGACGCCGCACTCAAGCCAGCAGAGGGACAGCTCAACCAGTGTGATGGCTGCCAGGCTGGTATTCCAGTTGTGAATGGCGCTCACCGCATGGGCAAACCTGGCGGCTACCCGGACCTGATTGGCTGCACGGCCAAGCTGTACAAACCAGTAGAGGGTGGTGGCGATGAGTGATATTTCTAAGCACCTTGATGAAGCGGAAAAGCATCTGGCAATTGCTGTTTCAATGATGCTCAAAGACGCGGGCAGCGCAAAGCGAATGCCCAGCGGCTCAATGTGGCTTGGGGCTTGGGGTGATGTGAGCAAGGCGACCAAGGCAATGCTCAGGGTGCGCTCCCTGGCAGAAAGGTTTCGCTTTATGGAGACGCTGCGCAAAAGAAAGCCAGGTGCGTTTGCAGCACAACCTGGCCAGGTAACACATGACTTGCAGACGGCAGAAACATACCACGAAATCGACCCTGTTTGCTCTGCATATTTTGTTCGCTGATGCAACGGCGAATGCATGGAGAACCTGTGATGCGCGCCCAACTCCCCGCCTACTGCTGGTGCCTGCTGGCACTGGCACAACTGATTTGCTGAGGTGATTTATGCGTGAGTTCAAAAGAGAAATTCGTTACACGGTCATCAAGCACAACCAATTGACCGAAAGCCAAATTCAATACCTGAAGAACTGCATATTCGGCGAAGGCATCCCGACCGTGAAGGCGGTGGTGGTTGAGGCGGATTGGCCGGAATACGAGCCTGTGTGGAGTCTGCTTGAGCGGCGTGCCAAGGGCCTTAAAGATCAGGTCGGTACTGTCATTGCTAAAACCTGGCTGGTTGGCGCGCCAAGAGTTGCAACGCTTTATGAGGCAAGTTCATTGCCTGATGGCGCAGCTCTTTACTTGGCGCCGCCAGCCGATTCAGGCCTTGCAGAAGTGACCCTGCAAATTCTTAAGCAGGCAAAGGACATCCCTGACGGACTTTACGCCCGCGCTAAATTTCTTGCGAATCAGGTAACCAAGCCATGACCACCAACCAAACGATTGGCGGCGTGCCGCGTGGTGAGCCGGTGTATCAGGTTAGCGACGGAGTAAACGGATGGTCTGACGTAGATCTTCTTCGATACACCGCGTGCTGCTTAGATCCTGAAGAATATGAATGTCGCGTGCTCTACGCCGAGCATCCCGCCCCAGTAGCGCCGCCCCCCATCAATTACGGCGCGCTCGATCCGGTTGAGCGGCTGGCGGTGTGTCGGGGTGAGGTGGCGGCGGCGGTGCCGGTGATCCCTGAGCTTACTGCCGAGTTGCGCTGGATCTTTGGATTAATGTGCTTCCAGTGCATCCACTATGCCCAGGGCCTGCGCCGCCTGGGCCGATCAATTCCAGAAAAGGCCGAGCACGAACAGGCGGCAGTGATCCACTGGATGCTCTGCCACTACATGAAAGACCCGGTCAATTGGCGCCTGAACGCTGCATCCGAGATGAAATCGGTAGCGCCAGAAACATAGGAGTACATCCGTACTCCACCCGCAAAACCTGTAACCCCTCCCCCTTCAAAGTCAGCCGCTATAGCGGCAAGGACAGGTATCGCCCAATGGAAACTACAGACGCTGTAGAGATTGCTTTCGTCAATGGCGCGTCGGCAGCTTGCGGCTGCAAGTCGAGGTTCAGCAGTGGCGGCGGCGAGTATTCGGACGTGCACTTCGTAACTCTGTGCGGAGAGCACAGCGGGAACAAGCCTTTCGGGCCGGCCGAGGTCAAGCGCGATGCGGACGGCTGGTGGTATCACCCGAACATTCCGAGCTTTGGCGAAGGCGAAGACCCGGCGCCCTACATTGCTTGGGTCAAGGAACAGGGACTGGAACTGAAAGGCTGGCACTCGGGCGACGAGACCTACGATCTTCCGGATGAGGATGCCGCGTGTACCGCCTGGAACCCTGAATCGCCCGGCCCTGAGTGGTTCTTGATGGGGATCTTCGATACCGAGGACGGCCCATATGTCCAATGGGCCCGCCGCGCCCCAGGCATGCAGCGCGAGGTCAGCGCGGTAGCTGCTGGCAGAGAGTTCTGCGGCGCATGCGGCGATGGCTGCGGCTCTTGCCAGGTAGCCGAGGAAAGCCCGCAGGTGAAACCATGAAAGTTACCGACGCAGAAATCCTGCAGGCCATCTGGCGCGCGCAGGTTAAACGAACAGCCCGTGGCGTTATCACCAACTACGTGGGCGGCTCCAAGGGCCTCACAGGTGAAAGCGACCAAGACCGTCACTACGCGCAATACCAGAGCATGATCAGCCGAGGAAACCTTGGCATCCAACTGAGTAATGGACAACTTGCACGGCGTCTCAAAGCGCTGATTGGCGGTGACAACCTACAGTGGCGCGGCCCCTCGGGTAACGGTTATGAGTTCTGCACGGAGGCAGCCATGGAGGTGTTTCATTTTGCCCGCAACTGGTGGAAAGACCACGGTGTGCCGTCAGGCTTTGATCAGATCAACAAGCGCATGCGGACTATGCGCCTCGATAATTACGACGACCTGGCCGCCCAGCTCGAACAGGAACTGCTGGAGCGCTTCGGAAATCAGGCGGTGACGCCATGATCGCCCCCCTCTGGTTCGCCTACGTCTTCATCTACAAGGGGCCCAGGCCATGAGCATAGTTCGCGAAAACTTGATGACTCGTCCCGGCTACACCCCGTACTGCGGCAACGGTCATTGCAGCATGCAGCGCACCAATTGGACGGGCGAACAGTTCAAGTGCCCCTACTGCAACTGGGTATCGCAATTCCCGGCGGACTTCATCGCTGAGTACAAAGAAAAGTGGCACGCAGCGGTGAAGTCGTGAAGCGGTTCTTCCGGCGTAAAGCCGAGGCTTGGCTGATCCAGCTGGCCGCCAAGATCCTGATAGATCGCAACGTCCAGCGCGCGGCAGTGGTATCCCGCCGCGACAACAACGACATGTGGAGCATGGCCGAAAAGCTCGAAGCCATCGCCCAGCGCATCAGCAAGAACTACCCCTAACCCCAATCCCCCTACATGCCTGCCGGTGAGCGGCGGGCGAGGTATTCCCATGTCCGTAGAATTGAAAGGCCACATCCTGAATCAGCGCCAACTGGACGCAATCGTCCCGGTTATGAATCTGCTGATGCAGGGAAAGGTTAAGCAGAAAGGCTTCGAAGACGCGTGTGTCAAAGCGCTTGAATCGGCTGGGTGCCCAGTGGGATACGACACGTCCATGCCGGGATCTGACACGACAGTGGCGGAACGAGCCCAGGCATGGATCCTGAATGGCCGCGTAGGCATGTCCGCAAAGGCGATCTACTGCCACATGACAGGTAATGCTGACAAGGACCGCTGGAATCACCCACATGACCCTGACGACCTCAATCGCTGCCTCTTGCTGCTGGATCTAATACCAGAGTGGAAAGAGCGCATGCCGGAAATGAAATCGCGCAGTCCTGCATGGGCTGGTCTGGCAGCCAACTGGGCAGAGATCAGCCAAACCTTCGTCGACGAGGCCGGCATGGATTGGTGCAAGGCCAAAAACGCACCGAAAACCTACGCCCTCATGGAGCAGGCAATCGGCAACTACGAAGAGCCTGGCGTTTTCCGAATCCGCTTATAACTCACCTTCTGCCGCCCAGCGCGGCAAGGACACCCCATGTACGCAACGAAACTCACCCTGCTCCTGACGGCCATCGTGTTGTACGTGGCGGGGTCCACGTTCTGGTTTTTCTGGCAGGTGCCGGAGCTGCTCTCCACCGGTACCGACCAACACCTGATCGCAGCATTCGCCGGCACCATCGCCTGGATGCTGCTCACCTTCGGTTTCATCATCCACATCATCAAGACAGCGCGGCCTACAGCGGGCGCAAGGAGAGAGTCATGAACAGAGCAGAAAACATTGATCGCTTCCTACGCCTCGATGAGGTGCTTCACACAACCGGCCTGGGCCGCAATACTGTTTATAGAAGGATCAGGGAGGGCACCTTCCCAAAACAGGTTAGAATAGGCCCAAACTCGGTCGCCTGGCGCCAGTCAGTCATTGCTGAATGGATGGCTGCAACAACCCCCAGCGAAGACCAATCAGTACATTGATAAGTACACCAGCAACCGAAACCCTCATACACCCCGCCAAAATCAAGCCTTACAGGTCATACCGTGGAAATTTTCAAAGAGTTCACATTCGAGTCCGCCCACCGCTTGCCCCACGTTCCTGATGGCCATAAATGCGGGCGCCTGCATGGTCACTCCTTCAAGGTGGCCATCCACCTGAGCGGCGACCTCGATCCGCATACCGGCTGGATCCGTGACTTTTCGGAGATCAAGGCGATTTTCAAGCCGCTCTACGAGCGCCTCGACCACAATTACCTCAACGACATCCCCGGCCTGGAAAACCCCACCAGTGAAGTACTGGCCAAGTGGATCTGGAATGAGTTGAAGCCGTTGTTGCCGGAACTCAGCGCCATTCGTATCCATGAGACCTGCACCAGTGGTTGTATTTATCGCGGCGAGTAA